CTAGTTCACTGCCGTATAGGCAGCTAAGAAATCGACGTTGCCGACCCGCGGCCGCGCCCGGTTGTTCACTGCCGTATAGGCAGCTAAGAAATCGGCCAAGGCTCCGGCATCGAGCACGATGCCGTTCACTGCCGTATAGGCAGCTAAGAAATACGGGCAGTCACGGCGAAAGGCACTCAGCGAGTTCACTGCCGTATAGGCAGCTAAGAAACTCAAGAAAGAGCAGAACGGCCAGCTTGCGCCGTTCATTGCCGTGTAGTCCCGTAGGGCGAATGCCGCCATAGGCGGTATCCGCCCTACGGATCGGGTTCCTGGTGTGGGGAGGTTCTGGGTTTGGCATAGAGCCGAGGGCTGCCGGAAGAGAGTGGGCGACTCCGGAAGTTCCCGGATGGAAAGGGCTATAGAGAAGTCGAGGTCGGCCAGTTGTGCCAAATCAGTGCAAGACCGGAATCGACACCAGAAAGAAAAGAACCCGCGTTTTCGCGGGCTCTTTGGCATTACGTTTAATAGACCGAAACGTCAAAGGTAAGTCGCTTGCCTGTCCTATGCTCGTACCTCTCCACCGCCTTCCTATGGCTCTCAGAAGAGAAGCTGCCCTCGGCGAATTCGCATTCAACGCAAATGGTAGTAACGCGTCCATCCTTTCCTTCCGCGTTCACTTCAAAGCCCCAGTGAATGCGCCTGACGACAAAGTCCTCCATCCCCTTTTCACCATCACGAAGGATCGAAATGTAGTCACCCTTTTGCGGGAGTGCCTCCATCTCAAACTCCAACCCGTAGTCAGTCTCACCGCCACCCGGCGGTACAAAAGCAAAAGCTACCTTCATTTTTCAGTCCTTTGTGGTGTGTGAATCAGATTAACCAGCCGCCCGCCCAAACGGCACGACCGACGATTTGTAGTTCGGCCAGCCTGTCTTTGGGCACGGCCATGACCTGATATTCCTTGTTATGGCTGATGATATGGACGGACCCGTCGAACTGCCGCTGCAGGCGCTTCGCGTACAGGTGATCATCAAGCAGGATTACATATACCCCTTCCCCGGATAGTACGTTGCGGCTCACGTCGATCATGATCGTATCGTCATCCTCGATCAGGCCAGTCATGGAATCGCCATCATTGCGTAAACAAGCCAGGTCAGATGGGCTCAGTCCCTTCCTGTGAAGCGAATACAGCGTGAAAGCTAGGTGAGTGAGGATCTGCGCGCGCTCATTCCAAGCACCATGTCCTGAGCTGCAACGTGAGTCATAGAGGGGGATATACGCATACGTGCCGTCATCGGCCAGCTCTGGAGCCTGGGGCGCGACAACTTCCTCGCCGGCAATTAGCCAATCCAACGAGACACCTACAGCACGCGCCAAAGCCAGGAGCTGAGGGGACTTCACATCACGCTCAGCCGTCAGGTAGTACTCAAGCGTCCGCCTAGGGACTCCGCTCAAACGCGCCAGCTCGTCGCCGCTTCCGGCTATTGAAGCGCACTTTTTAAGCCTTGCAGCAATTCCCGCACGAATGTCGTTTTTGTCCTGCTCAGAAAGCGACACCTGCTGCGGCGTGTGGCGGATTGTCGGATTGCTCATAAATCTCTTTCTTTTCAAGAACATAGCTCAATGCAGCTATTGATGAGAATTTTCCCACAAAGCGCATAGCCGGATTCGGCTTTAATTGTTGCCGGAAGCGGCTTTAAATATTTCCTAGGGAACGGTAGACAACCTAAAAAAACCGCACAAGGCGGTCAGGAACCCTAGAAATGAACCAGCACGTTATACCGTCCGATCCCCATTTGCGGTGGGAATGGATCAAGTGGCAACTACGGAGCCGAGGCAGCTCTTTCTCGCGATTGGCTGCTTCGCTGGACGTAGACCGCCATGCAATGACTAACGTCAAGCGCACACCTTACCCCAGGATGGAGCGAGCTATCGCCGAGGCTCTGGGACTCCAACCAATCGAAATTTGGCCGGAACGGTGGGAATCCGAAAGCGAACCCTGCCGGAAGCGGCCAAATCGGGCAGAAGCCTGCCATCACTCTACCGGTCCGAATCGTACCCGACGGAACCCTGAAGCGCACCAGCCTCGCAATGCTCGTGAACTGAACAACCTACAGGCAGGCGAGCATGCTTAATTGGTTCACAGCGCGCGAACTGGCCGGGCTACCCGGAATGCCTTCCAGCGAGAGAACTCTCCAACGGCGAGGCAAAGCTGAGTGGCCCAGCCGCAGGCGACCAGGCACCAAAGCAACCGAGTACTCTTTCAGCGCGCTGCCGCCGGAAACCCAGGCGGCTCTGCTAGCTCGTGCAATCGGCCAAGACTCCCCGGAACCAGTAGCGTCTGCTGAAGCAGAAGTTGTTTCGCGTGACGCAGTTTCCCCATCGCGCCTGAACGACTCCCAGCGCACTGTCATGACCGCGCGCCTCGCCCTCATCCGCGAAGTCGAGCGCCTAGCCCAAGTCGTCAGCCAGAAACAGGCCGTCCTCACCCTGATCAGCTCAGCCCGTGACGGCCAGCTCAGCCCCTACCTCACCCAACAGTTGGCGCGCGCCAACGACCGCAAGACCGGCGACCGCACCCTCTCCGAGCGCACGCTCATGCGCTGGCTGGCCGACTTCCGCAAACACGGCGAAGCCGGCCTGGCACCGGCGCGCCCGCAGGCGGACATGGGCGTCCCGGCCTGGGCGCCGGCCTTCCTGCGCTGCTATCAGCGCCCAACCAAGCCCAGTGTCGAAGCGGCCTATGCCGAGTACGCCACCAAGACTCCTGGCGACCGACCGAGCATTCACCAGGTGCGCCGCTTCCTGAACAAACTCAGCCCCGAGGCCCGCGAGCGTGGACGGCGCAGCCCGCAGGAACTGAAGGCCCTGCAACCCTTCAAACGCCGCACGACCATGAGCCTGTCGCCCTGCGACGTCTTCACCGCCGACGGCCACAAGTTCGACGCCGAGGTCATCAACCCACGCACCGGCAAACCCTACCGCCCCGAGACCACTACCGTCATCGACGTCGCAACCCGGCGCATCCTCGGCATCTCCATTAGCGAAGCCGAGTCAACCATTGGCGTGATGGACGCCCTGCGCGATGCCGTCAGCCGGGGCGGCATGTTCGCTATCTTCTACGTCGACAACGGCAGCGGCTTCGCCAACGACACCGTGCGCGAAGTCGTCGACCGCCTCGGCGGCACCATGACCCACGCACTGCCCTACAACAGCCAGGCGCGTGGCCTCATCGAGCGCGCCCACCAGACCATCTGGGTCAACGCCGCCAAGAAGCTGACCAGCTACATCGGCACCGACATGGACAAACATGCCGGTACCAAGGTCCACCGCATCAGCCGCCAGCAACTACGCGACACCGGCACGACTCGCCTGATCCCGACCTTCGCCGAATTCATGGCCGGCGTCGAATTCGAGATCGAGCAATACAACAACCGCCCCCACCGAGGCCTGGGCAAGGTCCGCGACCCCGACACCGGAAGGGTCCGCCACATGAGCCCCGCAGAGGCCTGGGATGCCGCTATGGCCAACGGGTGGGAACCTATGCTGGCACCGGCCGAGGTGGTCCACGACCTGATGCGCCCGCAAGTCATCCGCCCTACCGTACGCGGCGAAATCACGTGGGCCGGCCAGCGCTACTTCCTCGACAGCCTGCGCAACCTGCACGGCGAGGAAGTACGGGTCGCCTACGACGTGCGTGACGCCTCCCGTGTTTGGGTCCGCACTCTTGACGGCGAGCTGCTCGGCGAGGCCCAGCTCGACGGCAACACCAGCGACTACATGCCCAAGACCATGATCGAGCAGGCTGTCGAACGCCGCGAGCGCGGCCAATTCAAGCGCGCCGTAGACAAACTGGAAACCCTGACCGGCCAGCGCGTCGAGCTGCTCCCACCAACCAGCGCACCTAGCGCCACCGTCAGCCCCGAACAGCTTGCCGCCGCCCAGGCCAACGTTGCCCGCCTGACCACCGAGCGCAAACCCGCCCTGCAACTGCCCGACGACCCCCTCGGCCGCTACCGCTGCTGGCTGGCACTGGACGCCCGCATGCAGGAAGGCGAGCCCCTGAACGACGACGAATCCCGCTGGCATGCCAGCTATCCCAAGCACAGCGATTTTGCGGCCACCCGACGCGTCCTGGACTACGCCCAGCAACGTCAGGCCTAAGTAAGGAGAAGGAAGACAATGAATATCGCCCCCCTGACCAACGTCGTACTGCTCAGCAGCGCCGTAGAGCGTGCGATGAACCGCCCGGCGGACCTGCCCGGCCTGGTCGTCCAGTACGGCCCCAGCGGCTACGGCAAATCCCGCGCGGCGGCATTCGTCGCCAACGTCCACCGTTCCTACTATGTGGAATGCCGCGACACGTGGACCCGCAAGGCCTTCCTGCAGGCCATCCTGCTCGACATGGGCATCCGCCCAGCCACGACCCTGAGCCAGATGGTCGACCAGATCGCCGAGCAGCTATCCCGCAGCAGCCGCCCCCTGATCGTCGACGACGTGCAGTACCTGCTCGACAAGTCCGCCGCCAACGTCCTGACCGACCTCTACAACGCCAGCCAGGGCACCCTGATCCTGATCGGTGAAGAACGGGTACCGGGGTCCATGGCCAAGCTGGAGCGGCTGCACAACCGAGTCCTGGAATGGGTTCCCGCGCAGTCGGCCAGCCTCGACGACATCCGCACCCTGGCGCAGCAGAGCTACCCCCACCTCAGCATCAGCGACGAACTCCTGACCGACCTGCAACGTGCAGTCAACGGCTGCCTGCGCCGCGTCGCGGTCAACCTGCACCAGGTCAACAGCGAAGCCGCCGCCTGCGGCTGGTCCAGCGTCACCCCGGCCGAATGGAAGCGTGCCTGGCACACCGGCGAAGCGCCGGTACGGCGGAGGGCGTAACCATGGCCCGCAAACCCGCCCACCTGCAAATGACCGGTACGCGCACGCCCCGCCAGACCATATGGGAATCGCTGCGTCACCTGCACCAGGCTGGCGAGACCGTCAGCACCTACGCCATCGCCCGGCATAGCCAGCAGGATGATGAGACCGTGCGCAGCTACCTGCTGGCCCTGGCCCGCGCCGAGATCGTGCGCAAGGTCCGTAACCTGCCGCAGCGCAACGCCGAGTGGGAGCTGCTCGACGACCGAGGCGCCGAGGCCCCGGCGATCACCAAGAACGGCACCCCCGGCACCCTGGGGCGTGGCTGCGAGAACATCTGGCGCGCCCTGCGCATCCTCGGCGAGGTGAGCGCCGAAGAGGCCGCTGCCAGCGCCTCGGCCGGTGGGGTAACCATCAGCGCCGAAGGTGCCCGAGTGTACCTCCAGGGCCTGAACCTGGCCGGCTACGTCACCCGTAACGGCGGCACTGCCAGCAACCCCGCGCGTTATCGCCTGATCCCCTCGCGCAACACCGGTCCCCGGCACCCCGTCTACCAGCGCAGCAACTATGCGCAGGTCTACGACCCGAACCTGGGCGAAATCGTCTGGAGCAAGGGCCAGCAGAGCGGCGAGCCGGATGGCCTGCGGCTTGAAGTCGCCCACCTGCGCCACCTGTTAAGCCGCCTGACCCCCTTCGCAGGCCCCACAACTCCCGCCGAACTGCTGGCGGAAGTCCGGGAGGTAATCCAGTGAACACCGTGGACCTGACCGCCTGGGGCACCGAGCCGCCGCTGTGGGTGCGCCTACTCGCCGCCGAAGTCGCACAGAGCAACCGCACCCTGGCCGGCGAGCGCATCGGCATGAGCCGATCCGCCGTCACCCTGGCCCTGGGCAACCGCTACCCCTCGCGCTCCACCGCCGGCATCGAGCGCCGCGTGATGGAAGCCCTGGGCCGCATCGACTGCCTGGCCCTGGGCGAGCCCATCGACACCGAGCAATGTCGAGGCTACCGCGAGCAGAAAGCCCCCACGCACAACCCGCAGGCCATGCGCCATTGGAAGGCCTGCCAGCACTGCCCACACAACCCGAACTGCGCAAGTAAGGAGTCACCCCATGGCCATCACTGAACCGCGCCCCCTCAAGGTGCTGACATCCGCCCTGGCAGTCCACCTCAGCAGATTCAACGGTGCCGCCCGCGAACTTCAGGCCCTGGGCGTGCGCCTGCTGCAAATCCAGCCGACGGAAAATTGCCTGGTGATCCAGCCCGAAGATGGCCGCCGCCTGCAGGCGCAGCGCATGACCGAAGGCTTCCAGCGCCACCCCTCGGCCGGCAGCACCCGCTACACCGTGCAGTTCCGGGGGGTGACCCTCGAATGGCGCGAACCCATCAGCTACCACGACTTCGCAACCAGCATTCACTGACAAGGAGTTTCCATGAACGCAAACGCCATCCCCGCAGGCTACAGGCAAGACGCCCAGGGCCGCCTGGTCCACGAAAGCCTGATTAAGCCCATCGACCAGGCCCGCGACAAGCTGGTGCTTGAGCTGGTGGAAAAAGCCAAGCACGTCCACCAGGTACTGGCCGACTTCAAAGAGCGTGCCTTCGGTGACGTCGCCGCATTCGTCGATATGTCCGTCGAAGAGTACGGCGTCAAACGCCGTGGCCGGAAAGGCAACGTCAGCCTGCTGTCGTTCGACGGCCGCTACATGATCAAGAAGGCGGTCCAGGAGAGCATTGCCTTCGACGAGCGCCTGCAGGCTGCCCGTGACCTGATTAACGAGTGCCTGAGCGATTGGATCGAGGGCGCCCGGCCCGAGATTGTCACCCTGGTCAACGATGCCTTCCGCACCGACACCAAGGGCGAAATCAGAACGGCTCGGGTCCTGGCACTGCGCCGCCTGGAGATCAACGATGAGCGCTGGCAGCGAGCGATGCAGGCCATTGGCGAAGCCTGCCAGGTCGTCGGCTCCAAGGACTACATCCGCGTCTATGAACGAGACGGCGACAGCGACCAGTACCGGGCTATCAGCCTCGATATCGCGGGGGTGTGAGATGGCGAATCTGAGCTACCACGACCCCAGCACCGACCCACTTCCGCTGCACTCACCGAGCCATGAGGCCGAGCGTGCGCGCCTGGAGGCCGCCACGGCCGAATTCCTGGCCAGCGGCGGGCAAGTAGACCAGGTCGGGTTTCAGATGAAGGAAGGCCCCCAGGCCTTCGTCATCGACCCGAAGAAGACCCCGGTCTATGCCCACCTGTTCGCGCCCCCTCCGGTCGAGCTGAAGGCCAAGCCCGCCAGGCAGCTTGCCGCTGCCCGCATTACACACGACCTCAAGGGGGCCGAGCCCCCGTCGGCCGAAGTCGTCCTGGCCGCCAAGGTGCTGGTCCAGGCCAGCCTGCGCAACACCCCGCTCGGCACCGCCGTGGTGCTGGGTCTGACCGAGAAACAGGTGCGGCAGATCACCCGCGACTATTGCATCACCTTCAACCGCCAACGCTAGGAGAGCCCCATGGCCGAGTACACCCTCACCATCAAAGACGAAGACGGCGGCATCAGCATCCTGCTGGCCGGCAAAGGACAGGCGAACACCGCAGCGGCGCTCGCGGCCAACGCCCTCCTGGGCCTGGCGCCACGCCTCGTCCAGGATGCCGTCCGCGCGGCAGCCCAGCACAGCAACTGTCCTTGCCCCAACTGCGCAGCCAGGCGCGCAGCACAGGACGACCAGAACCAAACCGATTCCAAACCCACCCTGCACTGAGCAAGGAGCACCACCATGAGCATGACCAAGCAAGCCCTGATCGACAGCATCCACGACGACCTGCAGGCCACCGGCACCCCGGTCAGCAAGCACCAGGTCAACGCAGTCCTGGAACGCCTCGGCAGCATCGCAACCGCCCAGCTGAAGAACGGTGGCGACGTGCCGCTGCCCGGCCTCGGCAAACTCAAGGCCGGACAGCGCGCGGCCCGCACCGGGCGCAATCCCGCTACCGGAGCAGCCATCGACATCCCGGCCAAGACCATCGTCAAGCTGGCCACCAGCAAAGCCCTGGAGGACACCCTCAACACCTAAGCGAAACCGCCCCGGCCTGGCCGGGGCGGTCTGCCCAGCGCGGTGGCTGGGTACTGACGAGCAGCCGAGGGACACGCAATGAGCACAGGCAAGACCAAAATCCAGATCGCCCGCCGCCAGCTCGGCCTGGACGACCACACCTACCGCGCCATACTCCAGCGCTCAGCCGGCGTCGAGTCCTCGAAAGACCTGACCCCGCGCCAGATCGGCCGCGTCCTGGCCGAGTTCGAGCGCCTGGGCTGGCAGCCAACCCCAGCTAAAAAGGCCGGCCGCAGCCCGAAACCGCGTACCGACCTGGAGCGCCTGGTGGGCAAGATCAACGCGCAGCTGACCGAGGCCTGCCGCCCGGTCGCCTATGCCGATGCCATGGCCCTGCGCATGTACCAGGTCCAGCGCCTGGAGTGGTGCAGTGCCGAGCAGCTACGCGGCATCGTCGCCGCCCTGGCCTGCGACGCCAAGCGCCACGGGAGGCCACAGTGACCGACCTCGACCTCTTCGGCGACGGCACCCCCGACAGCCTCGCCCCCGAGCAGGTGCTCGCCAACATGCCCGACCTGTCGAGCGCGAAATGGGAAGGCACCCTGGCCGAAATGCTCGGCATCGTCGAACACACCCTGCGCGAGGGCTCCAGCGGCGACGACCCTGCCGAGCAGGCACGGCGGATCGTCTACGGCATCAGCAGCACCATGGGCGGGCGCATGTTCTACCTGCCGCGCGGGGACCAGCTCAAGCGCAGCCTGCGCGACAGCGCGCTGTACAACGAGTGGGTCAACGGAAAAGGAACAATCCCCGATCTAGCCAGAAAGTACCGACTTGTGCAGCCAACGGTTTACGAGATCATCAAACGCCAGCGGGAACTGCATCGACGCAGTGAGCCCGACTTGTTCGGCTATGGCGAGGTCAAGGACTCATGATCGGAAGGGGGATGATTGCAGCATCCATGCTTTTCGCGGGCATTCTGATGGCTGACGATGGACCTAACGCCATCAGCAACGAAGATGCGAAAAGGGAAGCCTATGCCAATCGGCTGTTGGCTACGCAGTTGAGGCAGGACAGTGAGGAAGCTTGCTACAAGCGGGACATACCGGCCCTCTACAGGATTATGTCCAGGATCGGCAAAGAGCTGAGCGCGCAGCCAACGAACCACCTGAAGTATCGTGCCCGCTTCAAGTTCAGTGGCTGCAGCTCTTTGCTGGGGGACGTGTCCGGCATCAACGGCGACTGCGTGACGGGTCTACCCGGCCGGCACAGTATCGAACACTTCGAGAAGCGCTGGGCGGAAGACACTGCGCAGTGTGATAGGGAACTCAGCGACCCTAACTGGAATCACGACGAGCCTGAGCCCAAGACCGAAGAAGAACTGGCCGCAAAGCTCCGACGTGAAGGCACGTCCGAGGAGGACATCGGCTTCATCATGAAGCTACGAAATCTCTAAAAGGCCCCGCCCCCCGACGGGGCTTTTCATTCGCCTCCACGAATCCTTCCCGCCCCCGCATACGCGCGACCCTAGCCCGAGCATTCATGCCCTGGGATCGCCATGCGCAACCTCATCACCTGCACCGCCCCTGACGCGCGCCAGCCCGGCGCCAGGGGGCGCCTGTGAGCCTCAGAACCCGTATTGCCGCCGGTAGCCTGCTCCTGGCCAGCGGCAGCCTCCTGGCGTTTCTCGGCACCTGGGAGGGCCAGGGGCAGAACACCGTCTATGCCGACAAGCTCGCCCGAGGCCTGCCCACCGTCTGCAAGGGCATCACCCGCTACACCAGCCCTTACCCAGTGATCGTCGGCGACTATTGGTCCGATGCGCGCTGCGCCGAGGTCGAGCGCCTGGTCGTGGAGAAAGGCCAGTTGAGGTTGGCCGACTGCATCACCAACCAGACCGTGAGCCAGAACACCTTCGACGCCCTCAGCAGCCACGCCCACAACGTCGGCGTCGCCAACACCTGCGCCAGCCGCGCCGTTGGCCTGATCAACGCCGGCCGGATTGCCGACGGCTGCAAGGCGCTGGCCTGGGCGCCGGACGGCAAAACACCCGTCTGGGCCTACGTCACCGACGCCAACGGCCGCAAACAGTTCGTGCGCGGCCTCCATGCCCGCCGCCTCGACGAGAGGAAGCTGTGTGAGACCGCCCTGTGAGCGCCTTCAAATCCCTATGGTTCAAGGTGAGCCTTGGTCTCGGCCTGGCTTTGCTTGCGCTCTGGTGCCTGCTTTCTGCACTGCACGACGCCCATAACATCGGCTACGGGAAGGGCGCAGCCGAGGGCAAGGCGGCCCTCGAGTCTCTCCGGGCCGAGCACGCCGAAGCGGCCGCTGCTGCCGCCCGCACATCCGAAGCAGATGCCAAAGCCGCCGCCAAACGCCTCGCGGCCGAGCAAGCCCGCCTCGACGAACTGGCCGGCAAACTCGCCGCCCAGCAACGCGAGCACCGCCAAGCAACCGACCGACTCATTGGGGAGATAACCCGTGTCAACGACCTCTACCGCAAGACCCTGGACGCCGAGCCCGAGGCGCTTCCTGCTTGCGTGTTCACTCGCGGCTTTGTCCGCCTGTGGGACCACGCCACCGGAGCACTGCCCACGGCCGCAGATTCCGGCGGAGCTGCTGCGCAAGGCGCCCAAGCCCTCGCCCTTGAGCAGCTCGATGCAGGCATCAGCCGCGCCCAGCTCCTGGAACACCACATCCGCTACGCCGAGCAGTGCCGCAACACCGCCGCGCAGCTCGACGCCCTGATCGACGCCGTACAGGTAGACCAATGATGCAAATGGACTTCACTCAAGCCGTCGGTTGGGCCATCTCCCTGCTGGGCATATTCACCACCTTGGTTTTCGGCCTGGTGAAACTGCTACTGGCCCAGTTCGAGAAACGCCTCGACGCCCGGTTTGCTGTCCAGGAAAAAGAGATCGAGCAGATCGTCGAGCTGGAACGCAGCTTCCTGCGCTTCCAAGCCGAACTCCCCCTCAACTACGTCCGCAGAGAAGACTGGGTACGTAACCAAGCGGTCATCGAATCCAAGCTCGACGGCTTGGCCTTGCGCATCGAAAACCTCCAACTCAAAGGAACCCACCATGATTGACCCAGCCAAAGCGCGCCGCGAGAGCCTGCGCTGGTTCGTGCTGATCACCCTAAACACGTCCCGCCCCATCGATCCCCACGAGGCTGTGGTGCTATCGACTATTCAGGGCATCTACCCCGACGCCACCGCCCAGGAGCTGCGCCGGGAACTGGACTACCTGGCCGACCGGCAGCTAGTCACCATCCAGCGCCAGCCCTCCGGCCCCTGGATCGTCGGGCTGACTCATTACGGCGTCGACGTGGCCGAGTACACCGTCGAATGCCACCCCGGCATTGCCCGACCGGAAAAGTACTGGAGCGCCTGACGTGCCGCCGCGCAGCAAAGTCCTGCAGCTCCCGCCGGAGGTGAAAGCCTGGCTGGACCAGACCCTGGTCGAGACCAACTTCTCGGGCTACGAACTGCTATCGGCCGAGCTGGCCGAGCGCGGCTACAGCATCGGTAAATCCGCGCTACACAGCTACGGCCAGGGCTTCGAAGAGCGCCTGGCGGCGCTGCGTATGTCCAGCGAGCAGGCCAAGGCTGTCGTCCAGGCCGCGCCGGATGACGAGGGTGCGGTCAACGAAGCGCTGATGCGCCTGGTCCAGGAGCACCTGTTCAAGCTGCTGATGAGCGAGGGTGGAAAGGTCGACCTGCCCAAGGTTGCCAAAGCCGTGGCCGAGATCGGCCGGGCGAGTGTAGTGCAGAAGAAGTGGGCCGCCGAGGTCGAGGTACGCCGAGCCGCCCTGCAAGAGGCCGCCGAGCGAGTAGGCGCCGCTGCGCAGGCCCGAGGCCTCAATGCCGAGGAAGCCAGCTTCTGGCGCGAACAAGTGCTGAAGGGGATGTGACCATGGCAGCTCCCGCAGCGCTTCCAGACACCGAGCGGCTGGTCGATTGGGACGAGCTTCCGGAGCGTGTCCGCGCGATCCCGGCCGACTTCAACCCCATGGCCAAGGGCGTACTCATGGCACACCAGGCCGAATGGATCACCATGCAGCAGGACCTGGACATCGCCGTGTGTGAGAAAGGGCGTCGTACCGGCATTACGTTCGCCCAGGCATTGACCGACACGATTACCGCCGCCTCGGCCAAGAGCGCCGGGGGCGACAATGTCTGGTACATGGCCGACACCCGCGAAAAGGGCCTGGAGTACATCGGTTATGTCGGCAAGTTCGCCATGATCGTCGCACGTGGCCAAGCCACCATGGTCGAGCAGCATATCTTCGTCGACCAGCTCGACGACGGCACCACCCGCAACATCCAGGCTTTCCGCGTGCGCTTCGCCAGCGGCTTCCGCGTCACTGCGCTGTCCTCCCGGCCGGAGAACATCCACGGCCTGCAGGGCCTGGTCAACATCGACGAGGCGGCGCTGCACAAGAACGTCTCCCACGTCCTGGAATCGGCCACCGCCCTGCTGATCTGGGGCGGGCGTATCCGCGTATGGTCGACCCACCGGGGCAAGAAGAACGCCTTCAACCAGCTCGTCCAGGACGTGCGCGCAGGCCGCTACGGCAAGCGCGCCCAGGTCGTGCGCATCTCATTCGACGATGCGGTGGCCAATGGGCTGTTCGAGCGCGTCTGCTTCATGCGCGGCACCCAGCCGACCGAGGCAGGCAAACGCGAATGGTACACGGCCATTCGTGCCGGCTACGGCCCGCGCAAGGCGGCCATGCGCGAAGAGCTGGACGTGATCCCACGGGACGGCGACGGCTCGGCCATCCCCTCGGTATGGATCGAACGTGCCATGCCCGAGGTTCGCACCGTCCTGCGCCTGGTCTTCGACGATGACTTCCCCAAGCGCCCCGAGCATGAGCGCGAGACCTGGTGCGCCACCTGGATCGCCCTCAACCTGTTGCCGGTGATCGAGGACGCCGCTCAGGACTTCCATGGCCGCTGGGCAATCGGCATGGACTTCGCCCGTCACCGGCATTTCTCCGTCATCAAGCCCGCCCGGATCGACCAGGCGCTGCGCCGCGACGTGCCGTTCCTGATCGAGCTGGCCAACGCACCGACCCGTCAACAGGAACAGATCCTGTGGGCGCTGCTCGACCACCTGAAAAACTGGACCTTCGCCGGCGACGCCTCCGGCCCAGGACAAACCCTGATGGAGTACACCGGCGACCGCTACGGCCGCGCCGAGCTGGACGAAGAGACCAAGCGCTACGTCGGCGGGCCGGTGCATGAAGTCACCCTGTCGCGGCCTTGGTATGGCGAGTGGATGGGCAAGTACCTCGAACTATTCGAGGACGGCTTCATCACCCTGCCTCGGGACGCCTCCCTGGAAGACGACCACCGCTCCGTCGAGTTCGTCGACGGCATCCCCATGGTGCCGAAGATCGAGCGCAAGGACCTCAAGGACCCGGAGCTGGTGCGCCACGGCGACGGCGCAATCGCCGGTGCCCTGATGAACTTCGCCGCGCTCAATCACACAGGTAGCAGCGTCTTCGAATATCACCGCGTCCAGCTCGGCGCCGCATTCCCCCGCGCCATCCAGCGCGGCGCCGGCTGGCGCACCCGCAAAGGCATCTGGTAAATGGCCCAGTCCCGCATCCTCGACCAGTTCGGTCGCCCCATCGAGTACGACCAGCTCGTCCGCGAAATCGCCACCCCGCAGGTCACAGGCGTGCGCCAGGTCTGGCATGCTCCGGTGGCCGGCGGCCTCACTCCCCAGCGCCTCGCAGCCATCCTGCAGGCCGCTGCCGAGGGCGACGCGCGCGACTACCTGACCCTTGCCGAGGAAATGGAAGAGCGCGACCTGCACTACGCCTCGGTCATCGGTACCCGCAAGCTCGCCCTGGCCGGGCTGGAGGTTCGTATCGAGTCGGCCAGCGACGACGCCGAAGACGTGCGCCGTGCCGATGCCGTGCGCGAGTTCATGGCCGCCCCGGAAGCGGGCGAGCTGCAGGCCGACCTCACCGACGCCCTGGGCAAAGGCTACGCCGTGTCCGAGATCATCTGGGACCGTTCCGGCAAGTCGTGGACTCCGGAGCGCTTCGAACAACGCGACCAGCGCTTCTTCCAGTACGACCGGGAGACCGGGCGCGAGCTGCGGTTGCTGGACGAAGCGGAGCCCATGAATGGGCTGCCCCTGGCCCCCTACAAATTCATCGTCCACACCCCACGCATCCGTGCCGGCATGCCGATCCGGGGCGGCCTGGCGCGCTTGGCCGCCCCCGGCTACATGTGCAAGGCCTGGTCCTGGAAGGACTGGATGGCCTTTGCCGACCTGTTCGGCATCCCGATGCGCGTCGGCCGCTATGGACCTGGTGCCAGCCAGGACGACGTCGCCGTCCTCATGGCCGCCGTGGCCAACCTCGGTAGCGACGCCGCCGCCGTGATCCCCGACAGCATGCGCATCGAGTTCCAACAGGCCGTCCAGGTCAGCGGCGCCGCCGACTTCTTCGAGCGTCTGGCCGAGTGGTGGGACAAGCAGATCAGCAAGGGTGTGCTGGGCCAGACCATGAGCGTCGACGACGGCTCCAGCCGCGCCCAGGCCGAGATCCACAACGAGGTCAGGCTGGACCTGCTGCAGGCCGATGCCAGGGCGCTGTCCAATACGCTCAACCGCGCTCTGGTGCGCCCGTACTGCGACCTCAACTTCGCACCCGGCCGTGGCTACCCGCGCCTGGTCATCGTGGTGCCGAAGCCGGAAAACACCGCGCTCCTGGTCGACGCTCTAGAGAAGCTGGTGCCCTTGGGGCTGGAGGTTGAGCAATCGGTTATCCGCGACAAGCTCAACCTGCCGGAGCCGGCGGCCGGCGCCAAACTCCTGCAACCGGCAGCGCCTGCCGCCGAGGTGCCTCTGGACCAGGCAGAAAACCGCGAACAGCCGACCAGGTTGGTATCGGAGGGGGATATCGTCGACAACCAGGTCCGCACCCTGGAGACGGCTACCGCCGCCCCGCTGGGCGACATGATCGACAACATCTGCGAGCTGCTGGACAGCGTCTCCAGCCTGGAGGAGTTCCGAGACAGGCTCATAGAGACCTATCCCGAAATGAACGCCGCCCAGTTGGCCGACGCCATGGCCGATGGCTTGGCCGCGGCGAGTCTGGCGGGCAGATATGACGTGTTGAGGGGGCTATGAGTTGGGCTCGACGAGAAAATACTCTGCGGCCATCTTCTGGTGAGCCTCAATCCTCGGTAAGTCATAAATCAGGCGGTTTGGCATTTGCCTACACCACTCATAGTGAGCGGTTAGTCGCTCAAGCAGCGGGTTCCAGTTGGCCGAGTTTTCCTGGTTTACCCACTTCCACCAAACATGGTGGAACGGCTCTTCACCAGCCTGAGCAAACGCGCGTGCAGACTCATGAATATAGATGCCAAACGGAGGGGCCAGCCGCTCCGAGGCATTTGCTTGAACAATAGGCATACCCAGTAGGATTTTCGACTTGTAGTCGTCGTGGTCCTCAAGCCTTGGATCAACGGCAGCGCCCACTTCATTGCCATGAATTACAGGCCCAAATGCTAGTCCGCCACGAACGATGAATCGATGCAAAGGCTGTGTAGCACCCACGAATTCTTGAGCAACCTGGGAAAAAACGAATCTCAGAAATGCAAGGATCGCCTCTTGTCTCGGCGCGCAAGCGTAAAAACCGTCCATCACTGGATAGACTTGGACCTGGTCCCGTGGAGCAGAAAGAGCGGCTATGTGCAGCTTGAATACGAAGTTCGCCGAAATTTTCAATGAGCGCGACATTGCGGATTGGATGCCCATTACATCCACCCATGCAACGTACTCGTTTGATGGTTGTGGGAGGGCACCAGCATTGAAAGCCATTGAGTCAATCCTTTATTTGGCTGTTGGGAAAGGCGGGCAATAATGGCACTTTCACATGGTTCCCTACCATTCAAACAGCAAATCACCTTCTTCCGGGACAAGGTCAACCTGCCCACCCGCGCCTGGTCCGACCTCTACGCGGCAGAGCACGACTGGGCCTTCGTCGTAGCCGGCGCCACCAAACGCACCTTGCTGGCCGACCTGCGCGGCGCGGTGCAGCGCGCCATCGAGAGCGGCCAGACCCTGGAGCAGTTCCGCCAGAACTTCGACCAGGTCGTCGCCAAACACGGCTGGCAATACAACGGCGAGCGCGGCTGGCGGACGCGGGTGATCTTCGACACCAATCTGCGCCAGAGCTACAACGCCGGCCGCGAAACGCAGATGGCCGACCCCCTGTTGCGCAAGCGTCGACCCTATGGCCTCTATCGCCACGGCGACAGCCGCCACCCCCGGCCGCAGCACTTGGCTTGGGATGGCACCGTCCTACCCCTGGACGACCCCTGGTGGAGCACTCACAGCCCGCAGAACGGCTGGGGCTGCCAGTGCAAGAAGTTCATGCTCAGTGAGCGCGACCTGCAGCGCATGGGGCTCGCCGTCGGTCAGGCGCCAGAGATCGAATGGGAAGACCGCGTTATCGGCCAGAACAGCCCCAACGGACCGCGCACCGTGCGCGTACCCAAGGGCATCGATCCCGGCTTCGAATACGCCCCCGGCCAGTCGCGGCTCAGCTCGGCCGTGCCGCCGCTGCGTGCCCATGACCCGTTGCCGGAACCCACACCCGGCTCCAAATCCAGCGCCACCGCCGCCGGCCTGCCCAACACCCCGGCGCGCAGCCCCTTGCCCACGCCGCGCCAATTCCCGGCCAAGCGCCTGCTGCCTGCAGGCCGCAGTGAGGCCGAGTATGTCAGTGCGTTCCTGGGCAAGTTCGGTGCCACCGAGGCAGCCCCGGCCGTGTTCCGGGACGTGACCGGCGACGCCGTGGTCATCGGCCGCGAGTTGTTCGTCGAGCGCAGGAGCAGCACCTACAAGGTGCTCAAGCGCGGCCGCGAACAGCAGCTGCCGTTGCTCGCCGAGGCGCTGAAGTCACCGGATGAAGTCTGGGTCCGCGTGGAATGGCTCTATGCCCAGCAGCGCGCCGTTGTGCGTCGCCGCTACATCAGCCGCTTTGCGGTCGAAGGCCAGGAAGTCCCGGCGCTGGCCGTGTTTGAAGTGGGCGACGACGGCTGGGCGGGCGTCACTACCTTCTCCCCGGAGGCGGGCAACGCCGAGTACCTGGAGCGGCTACGTATAGGAGTGCGTTTGTATCGACGAGAAAGCTAACTGCTCTGCTTGCGGGGGAATTCGCGTTCGTTGTGATCCTTAAGGGCCTGGAGCCTTTTCTTGGCAGCTTTACGGAACTCCTCAAGCTCCCTCAGAAGTGAGTCAACGGCAAAGTCGATTTCTGACTCATCCATCAAATGACCGCCGAAAACTATTTCGCCATTTTCGAGAGTGAAATGTTCTCCGACTTGGATAGAAACGAAGGGGGGATTCGGAACGCGGAATTCATCCGTCTTCTTCTGATTGGGGTGACTGAACACAGCAAAATGACGCATAGCTAGGCCTCGCTTGCTTGTGAACGAAAAACGAAATAACCACGCGCCGCCACACGTGGTTTCACCCTGGCTGTAGGTTTGGAGGTCCTAGCGGGGACTGCTCAGCCAATGGGCGTAGCACCACTATAGGAGGGCCGCATGGCCGGAGCAATGATCACCGTCGACCTCGGCACCGAGGCGGCCTGCGCCGCCCTGGAGCAACTGGCCGCCTACCTGGACAACTTGACCACGCCGTTACAGGACGTGAGCGAGTACCTGCAGCTGTCCACCGATGCACGCTTCCGCGCCCAGGTCGGCCCGGACGGCACGCCCTGGGCGCCGCTGTCCCCGACCACCCTGGCGCGCAAGAAAGGCAACCGCATCCTGCGCGAGTCCGGCCTCCTGCAGGACACCCTGCGCGGCCAGGTCGAGGGCAATGAACTGCACTTCGGTACCGACCGCCCCTACGGCGCAGTCCACCAGTTCGGCCAACCCAAAGGCAAGTCCGGTACTACCCCCAGGGGCGCGCCAATCCCCTGGGGCGACATCCCCGCCAGACCTTACCTGGGCCTGTCCGCCGAGGACGAAGTCGAGATCCCCATGATCCTGCACGACTACCTCGCCGAGCCGTTCGAGGGCTGACCGCCCACAAGCGCGCCTGATCAACGATCCGTCCGACGATGGGCCGATCCCCGAACGCACAGCGTTAACCGCGTTAGACCCGCGTTAGCGGCGCGCTAAATGTCTCAGCCAGCATCCGTCCCGCCCCGCAATCGCACAGAAAGCCTGAAAACATTCGCCGGGGCGAATCCTCGTCACCGCGCGCGGCCGCCGACCATGGCGGTATGCCAAACCTCATAGCACTCAACACCGACCTCTCCGCCAGCCTGGCCGATGACCAGACCGAAGCCCCGGACTGGATCGAACTGATCCCCGCCGGCCCCAACGTCCAGGGCCGCGACGGCCGCCGCTGGCTGTTCGACGCGGCAGCGCAGCAACTGGTGCGCAACGCCTTCGCCCAACGCGACATCGACCTGCCGATTGACTGGGAACACGCCACCCAGCGCCGCGCCCCCAAGGGCGAAGAGGCTCCGGCGGCGGCCTGGATCAAGCAGCTGGAGGTTCGCGACGACGGCTCGCTGTGGGGCCACGTCCAGTGGACCCCTCGCGGTGAAAGCCAAGTGCTCAACCGCGAGTACCGCTACCTGTCCCCGGTATTCGACTACGACTCCGCCACCGGCCGCATCGCCCGGCTGGTCAGCGCGGGGCTGGCGAACATCCCCAACCTGTTTCTCACCGCCCTCAACCAGGAAGCCCAGGAGGCCACGACCGTGCCACTCCCCCAGCCCATCCTCGACGTGCTCAGCCTTGCCGCCGACGCCACCGAGGAACAGGTCCTAGCAGCCATCGCCCAACTGAAAGCCACCGCCCAGGCGACCAACAGTGAGCAGCCCAGCCTGGAGCGCTTCGTGCCACGTGCCGACTACGACACGCAGCTGCAGCGCGCCACCAACGCCGAGAAATTGCTGGCCGCCCAGCAGAAGGCCGAGCACGACAAGCAGGTCGAAGCCGCCCTGGAAGCCGCCAGCAAGGCGGGCAAGATCACCCCCGCCACTCGCGACTACCACCGCGCCATGTGCAGCGACCAGGCCGGCCTGGAGCGCTTCCAGGCGTTCGTCGCGGCCGCACCCAGCATCGGCGACCCGTCCGCCCTGGGCGAGCGCAAGCCCTCCACTACGACCACTACCGCACTCAACGCCGAGGAACAGGCCATGTGCCTGGCCCTGGGCGTGAGCGAGGAAGAGTTCCTGAAAACCAAGCAGGAGGCCGAGCAATGACCGCTCTGACCGAAGACCGCAACACCCCCCTGGCCGATACCCAACTGCTGTCGCTACCCGTCGCCGGCGGCGCGCGCATCTTCGCCGGCAGCCTGGTAGTGCTCGGCCTGGGGTTTGCCCGACCCGGTCATGACGCCCCCGACCTGGTTGCCATGGGCCGCGCCGAGCAGTTCGTCGACAACCGCGAAGGCGGCGACGGCGACGAACGGGTCCTGGTCCGGCACGGCCTGGCCTTCCGCTGGGCCAGCGATGGCACCGTCACTGCTGCCCACCTCGGGCAGCTGGCCTATGTCATCGATGACCAGACCGTCAGCGCCGATGACAACGGCGGCAAGCGCTCGCTCGCCGGGCGAATCATCCAGCTCGAAGCCGGCGAAGTCTGGGTCCACTAAAAGGAAGACAGCCCCATGCTGATCAACAAGAGTTCCATCCAGGCCGCCTTCGTCGCCCTGAAAACCCTGTTCAACAACGCCTTCCAGGCCGCGCCCAGCACCTGGGAAAAAATCGCCATGAAGGTGCCGTCGTCCACCGGCAGCAACCTCTACGCCTGGTTGTCCGCCTTCCCGAAAATGCGGCGCTGGGTCGGCGAGAAGCACGTCAGGAACCTCAAGGCCTACACCTACACCGTCGAGAACGAAGACTGGGAAGCCACCGTCGAGGTTGACCGCAACCACATCAAGGACGACCAGATGGGCATCTATGCCCCGCAGGCGCAGATGGCCGGGCACTCGGCCAAGCAACTGCCGGACGAGATCGTCTTTGAAGTGGTCAACGGTGGTTTCGACACGCTCTGTTATGACGGCCAGTACTTCTTCGACACCGACCACCCCGTCGGCAAGGGCAGTGTCAGCAACCGTGGCAAGGCCGCCCTGTCCTGTGCCAGCCAGGCGGCCGCCCGCGCCAGTTATGGCGCCGCGCGTACCGCCATGCGCAAGTTCAAGGACGAAGAGGGCCGCCCCTTGGGCGCGCGCCCCAACGTCCTGCTGGTCGGCCCGGCCCTAGAAGACACCGCCCGCGCGCTGCTGACCAACGAACGCCTGGAAGATGGCAAGGCCAACCTCTACAGGGGCACCGCCGAACTGGTCGTCGATGAGCGCATCGAGTCCGACACCGCCTGGTTCCTGCTCGACACCTCCAAGCCGGTTAAGCCCTTCATCTACCAGGAGCGCGAGGCCCCGAACTTCGTCCAGCAGACCAACCCGGAAGCGGACGACGTCTTCAGCCGCAAGAAATACAAGTTCGGTGCGGAAGCGAGGGCAGCCGGTGGCTACGGCTTCTGGCAGCTCGCCTACGGCAGCACCGGGGAGGAATGACATGGCCATTCGCATCACCCCCCGTCACGACGGTTTCCGTCGCCTCGGCATCGCCTTCCCGGAGCAGGGACTGACGTTCCCTGATGATCGCTTCACTCCGGACCAGCTCCAGGTGCTCAAGGGCGAACGCATGCTGATCGTCGAAGAAGGCGTAGCGGACCAGGAGGACGGCCATGCACAGCGCGCCCAACCACCGCAGCAGCCGAAGGCACCTGCGCCAACTCCTCCGCGCAGCGCTTCGCCGGCTACCAGGTCGCGACCTGCTGGCAAACCTGGCGCTGCTGCCAAGCCCGCCGCCAAACCGGCCACGAAAGCGGCGCCGGACAAGGCCGGTGCGGATGGGACATCGTCCGACCAGGAGAGCAACGCGTGAAGCTGCAACTGCCCTCGGCCGTCCAGCTGCTGCTGCGCTATGGCGCATCGGAGCTGACACAGATCGCCGTCCCCGACAGTGAGCGGCCCATTGCGCCCGAGCTGCTGCAGGCGGCGGCCGAGGGGGCTGCGCTGGACGACTGGCCAGAGGACGAGGTGGCCATCGCCACCATCGCCCTGGCGCGCATCGCCGACGCGGTGACCCGCGCACGCAGCGAGCTGGCGTTCTACCTGCGGTTTCGCGCCGAGGCCGATGGCGTGCCGGCGTGGGTCACGGACGACCTGGCCGAGATGGCGCGCTATCACCTGTTCGACGACACCGGCAAGGAAGAGTCGACCGTCCGCACCCGCTACAAGGACGTCATCCTCCGCCTGGAAACCCTCGCCAGGGAGGATGAAGCGAGGGGCGCGGCCGAAGGTGGCCGCGCCGACCTGCGGATCACCCACAACCCTCGGCTCATGAGCCGGCGCAGCCTGGGGCAGCTGTGATGCTGGGCGACCTGGAGGACCGCATCGAAGCGCGCCTGGCCGAGCTGCGCCAGTACCTGCCGCGCCTGCGGCTGGACAGCTACGGCGGCGAGCTGAGCGACCCGGACCTGCTGCCGGGCCTGCTCAAGGGCGGCCCGGCCGTGCTGCTCACCGTACCGCGCATGCGTTTCACCCGTCGCAGCAATCGGCGCTACGCCCTGGTCGTGACCTTTCGCCTGGTCATCGCCTGCCGGCAGCCGCGCAACGAGCGGGCATCCAGGCGCGGCAACGAAGCCGACCGCCTGGGCGGCCTCGGCAGCTACGCGCTATGGGAGGCCTGCGTGCGCCAGCTCACCGGCTGGCAACCTTGGGCGGATCACCCCGGCATCGTTCCCACCGAATTCAACAACCTGGTCAACGGCCGCTTCCAGGGCGAGCACTACAGCGTCCTGGGGCAGAGCTTCAGCCTGGAGGCCGGTTGGGACATACCCGACGAGCCCGAGGCCCTGTTCGACGCCATCGACCTCCACTATCACCTGCCGCCGGACGCGGACGAATCCGCCGCCACCGACCGCATAGACCTGGGAGACCCCTGATGCCCATGAACGTCATAGCCGCGCCTGGCCTGCAGGTGCCGCTGGAAGACAAGCCGCGCGAGTACATCACCGACAGCAAGGCGCGGTCCGTTCCCGACAGAGCCTACTACCACCGTCGAATCGCAGCGGGCGAACTGCTGCTCGTCGGTGACAGCCCGGCCGAGCAAGCCGAGCCCTCCACCAGCACTGCCAAACCGCGGGCGAAAGCCCGCACGGAGTAACCGGCATGAATATCCAGTTCGACCAGATCCCGGCGAGCATCCGCAAGCCGGGGGTCTATATCGAGTTCAACACCCGCCTGGCCGTGCGCACCCTGCCGGCCAACAAGCAGCGAGTTTGCCTGTTCGTGCCACTCGGCGATGAGGCCACCGTGCCTGCGGCAACACCGCACCAGGTCTTCAGCGACGACCAGGCGCAGAAGCTTTACGGAAGTGACGTGGCCGCCGGCATGACCCGCGCCGCCATTGCCGCCAACCCGTACCTGGACCTGACCCTGGTTGGCGTGGACATCAAGGACAAGTTGCCCGACCTCGCCGCCGCGCTGGCCGCCACCGTGGGCGGCGGCTACCACATCCTGGTCCCGGCCTGGTTCGATGCGGCCACCCTGACCGCGCTGCGCGCGCACATCCAGCGCTACACCGACGGCATCGAGCAGCAATCGCTGATCGCCGTCGCCGCCAGCACCGGCACCCTAAGCGCCGCCACTACCCTGGCCGGCAGCCTGAACAGCGGCGCCATCACCCTCGCGCTGCTGCCTGGCAGCGCGACCCCCGCCGAGCACATCGCCGCCGCCTATGCCGCCGTGATCGCCCGCGAGGAAGACCCGGCGCGCCCGCTCAACACCCTGGCCCTGACCGGCGTCGCCGTACCGCCGGTGGGCCAGCGCCTGGGCCGCAACGAACAGGAAGTCGCCCTGGCCAACGGCGTCACCCCCCTGGAAGTCGGCCCCGGCGAGGTGGTACAGATCGTCCGCGCCATCACCACCTACACCAAGAGTCCGACCGGCGCCGACGACATCGCGCTGCTCGACCTCACCACCATCCGCACCCTCTATTACGTCCGCCAGGCCTGCCGTGACCGCATTCGCCTGCGCTTCCCGCGCGAAAAGCTCTCCGACCGCAAGCTGCCCGACGTGCGCAGCGAGCTGCTCGACGTACTGAAGAAGCTGGAAGAGCTGGAGATAGTCGAAGCGGTGGGCGACAACGCCGACGGCCTCATCGTCCAGCGCAGTCTGCAGGACCCCAACCGCGTCGATGCGCGTATCCCTACCGATGTCGTCAACGGCCTGCATGTGTTCGCCGGCCGCATCGACCTGCTGCTGTAAGGAGCCCCCATGGCAGATATCTACGTCGGCATCATCGTGCTGAATATCAACGGCACCGAGTACGAGGTCAGGAGCGTCGAGCCGACGCTGAAGACCGGCCGCAGCCTGGTCAAGACCATGAACCGCACCGGCCGCGCGCTGGGCACCGCCAAGGGCCTGGAGGAGCACGACCTGCGCGTCAGCGTTGCCATCCCGAAAAGTGGCGAACCGAACTGGCAGGCGCTGATCGACGCCAAGCTGACCATCCACCCGCAGGACGGTGGCGGCACGCGCGAGACCTGGACCGGCGTGTACCTGGTCGAGATCGGCAGCAAGTACCAGGTCGAGGGCGAAGGCACGCGCGACCTTACCCTGGGCGCCCTGAACCACTACACGGAGTAACCACTCATGAGCACCCCCGACAAACGCTGGAACGGCCTCACCCACGACGGCGAATTGCCCATCGGCCTCTACTACGCCGGCACCCGCCACCGCGCCTTCACCCTGCGCGTCGGCGTCGCCGGCGACCTGATCGCCGCCCAGGAAGAGCACCCATCCGGCAGCATGCAACTGCTGACCCTGGCCGTATTCCAACGCCAGTTGCTGCGCCTGGGCGACATCCCGGCCGAGGCGCTGACCCTGGAGCTGCTGCGCGAGAACCTGACCGAGCCTGACCTGGCCGCCCTGGCCGAGGCCGACGCCATGCTGGAAAAAAAGCTCATGACGCCGAGCGAGGCCTCAGCGCCTGGCGTCGAATCGAGCACGCACTCGCCCAGCGCGGATTCAGTAGCGCCGACCTCCGAGGCATGACCCGCGCCCAGGTCCAGACCCACCTGGACCTGCTCACCGGCCGCACGCGCGGCCCCCGTTACGTCAGCCGCCCCAGGGGAAGGAAGCCATGAGTTCGGAGCTGCGGGTCGCCATCCGCATTGCCGCCCAAGCCGGCAGCAGCAAGCGCGAAATTCAGGACATCAACAACACCCTGCGCGCGGCCGGCCGCGAGGGCGCCCGCAGCCTGGCCGACGAATCCTGGCGCGCCCAGGGCGCCATGCGCGGCGCCGGCCAGGCCGGGGCGGCCAGCTTCCAGTTGGCCCGCGCCGCCATGCGCCAGGCCGCCACCGACGGCCTGCGCCCACTGCGCGAGGAAGCCAGCCAGGCCAGCGCGGCGGTCAAGTCCGTGGGCACCGGCAGCACCCGCAGCGGCCGCGAGGTGACCGAGGCATTCCGCCAGGCCGAGCGTGCCGGCGTGCGCGGTCTGCGCGAGGGGATCAGCCAGACCGACAACGGCCTCAAGCGCTTGGCGCGATCTGGCCTGACCTCAATGCGCACCCTGAAGACCGTAGCTGCCGGCGTGCGTGAAGAGTTCAGCCGCGTCCGCAATGTCATGAGCAGTACCGGCGGCAAGCTCGCCGGCCTGGGCATCGGCATCGGCGTCGGCCAACAGTTCGGCGCCAGCGCCCGGCTGGACCGGCAAATGATCCGTACCCAGCAAACTGCCGAAATGACCCCTGAACAACGCGAGGAATGGCGGGCAGTCGGCATGCAGGCGGGGCGACGCTACGGCGTAGACCCGGATGCCATCTACGCCGGTGGCGACGCCCTACTGGCCGGTGGCCTGAGCTACAAGGCGACCCTGGCCAGCGCCGACGCCATGGCCCAGGCCAGCGCGGTGACCGGTGCTGACTCGGAGGTGCTGGCCGGCGCGTTGAAAGCGGGCAGCGCCATGTTCGACATCAACCCGGAGCAAGACGGGGCCGCCCTGGACATGCTGCAGAAGATGACCATCGCTGGCCGCCTCGGCAGTGCCGAGCTGGAGAACATCGCCGACCTTCTGCCCCGCATCGGCGGCAATGCCCGTGCGGCAGGCATGGACCTGTCGCAAGCCCTGGCATTTACCGAGACGCTGTCGAACATGGAGCAAGACCCGGCGCGCCTCGGCACACTGACCGAGTCCACGCTGCGGATATTCGCCAACCCCCAGTACCGGCAGCAGATCACCAAGAGTACCGGCGTGCAGTTCTTCAATGCCGACGGCACCAGCCGCGACAGCCAGGACGTCTACGCCGACCTCAAGCGCAAATATGCCCGCATGCAAACGGACGAAGAGCGGGCAAGGTTCATGGGGGTGGTGTTCAAGGGTATGGACCAGGACACCCTGCGCGGCAACCGCTTCCTGCTCGATGCCGACAACCTGGAAACCTTCGCCAGCCACACCCAGGCCACCCGCAACGCTGGCGCCCCCTTCCAACGCGACCTGCAAGACAACGTCCGCAGTGCCACCGGCACCGCCGGCCGTATGCGCGCCACCCTGCGCGAAGCCATGGACCGCATGGCCCAGCCGGTAAACCAGGCCCTGGCCGACACCGGCAGCTACCTGCTCGACGACCTCAACCTCTCCGGCGGCCAACTGCTGGCCGGTGGCGCCGCCGCCACCATCGGCGGCTACTACGCCGGGCGTGGCGCCAAAGCCCTGGGCGGCAAAGTCATGGGCAAGCTGGAAGGGCTGCTGGGCAACAGCACCAACCCTGCCGAACTCATGAAGAACCTGGTCGTCGGCCGCGCCCTGGAGTCGGCGGCCGGCGTGAGCCCCGTGTTCGTCACCAACTGGCCATCGGGCATCGGCTCCGTTGGCGCAGGGCCGAATGCCGAGCGTCGTGCCGGACGCACGGCCGGCCGGCTGCGCGACTGGGGCAGCGTAGGGGCTGGTTATGCGCTGCGTGCCGCCCCCTGGGCCGCTCTGGCCGGTGGCACTTTGGCCCTCAGCGGCTCAAGTGACACCAGCGACGAAGTCCAACTGGCCAATCTCGACCGCGCCGACCTGACCCCCGCCCAACGCGAGTACCGGGGCGCCTACCTGCGCCAGCGCGTCGCCCTGGCGGACCAGCAGCCGGACCTGGGCTTCTACCAGCTCAACCGCGAAGCGGCCCGCCTGGCGCAGGAGGAAACCGGGCTGACCACCTACGGCACTCCGGTGGCGGCTATCGACCAGCGAATGCAAGCTCTGAATGCGCGGCTCATGGACAACCTGCAGGGTGGCCCGAAGGGAGGCGAGCTGCTGCGCGCTGTGCCAAAGCCAGCGCAAAAATCGGACTTCGCCGAGCGCCTCAATGCCCGGCTTATGGGCAACCTGCAGGCCGACATGGCCCCGGCTGGGGCGCAGAGTTTCCTGACCTGGTCACAAGAGCAGGCGGCCCAGTTGCCGACACCATCCAGCGCCGGCCCGCTCGCGCAGTCCAATCCAGCGGCCCAGGCCCTGGACAACTTCGCCCGGCAACTCGGCGAGCTGCTCGGCAAACCCCTGGTGATCCAGGTGCAGACCGACAGCGACGCCATCGCCGCTCGCGTCGAGCGTCGTGCCGGCATCCAGATGAGGCGCGGTCAATGAGCTGGAGCGATACGCTGCTCGATGGCAGCTTCAGGGGCGTTCCGCTGCATGTGCGCAGCGAGTCCCTGGGCGGCAAGCGCAACCTCGCTGAGCACGGCGTGCCGTACCGCGACGGCGACGACATCGAGGACATGGGTCGCAGCGGCCGGCGTTACAGCATGAAGCTGGTGTGCTGGGGCGATACCTACGAACGCCACCTGCAGCGCATCCTGGAAGCCCTGGACACCCTCGGCCCCGGCGAGCTGGTCCACCCGGTATACGGCAGCCGCACCGTTGTCGTCGAGTCCTGGAACGTCAGCCACGAGGCCGACCATATCGACCGCGCGGAGATCGACGTCGAGTTCGTCGAAAGCACCCCGTCCGAGCCGTTCTTCGACCGCTGGTTCGTCGACACCAGCGACCATGTCCTCATGACGCCCGACGACCTTGCCAGCTGGCAAGACAAGCTGCGCGACTGGCTGGCCCGCCTGGACTCATTGTTCGCCCTGGTGCAGCAGTACATCGGCGGCGGCTGGGTCGGGCTGCTGGAGGAACTGCTGGGTCTGCCGGGCATCGCCCTGCGCCTGGCCCAGTTGCGCTCACAGATACTCGGCGTGGTCTACGGCCTCAACGGCCTGGCGCGCCGCAGCTCCCGAGCGTTCGACCCCTTCACCGACCTGGCGCGCACCCAGGCCGAGATCCGCCTGGCCATCGCCGCGGCCATGCCCGAGGACGGCCGCCGGCTGCTCAGCGGCGAGGGCGTGCCGGCGCGGCTACCCACCGGAGTGCCTACCGCCCAGCAGGGGGCCGACGCCACGGCCGGCCCGGCAGGGCAAGGGCTGCCGGTCACCGAGCCGCTGGACGGCGCCATCCTGGCTGCAGTGGATGCGCTCCTGCAGGAAGCGCAACGCGGCAGCACCCCAACGTTCGACGCCCTGGAGCTGCCCGCCGGGCTGCCGACCGACCCGGCCGGCGCGGTCGGCTGGAGCCTGGCCGCCCTGGTCATCACCGAACTGGCCGTGGCCAAGGGTGCCGCCGTTGCCGGCGTGCTCGATGCCGAGCTGGCCGCGCCGACCCACAACCCCGACGAAATCGAACGCCTGGTCAACGGTGCGCGGGCGCTGCTCGAAGCCGCCATCCTCCTGCGTCGTACCCTGTTCACCGTGGAACCCGCGCTGCACGTCATCCAGCCGCTGCGCTCCAGCGCCGCGCTCATGCAGGCGCAAGCGCAAAACATTATCCAGCGGCGTCCGCCGCTGGTGCGCCGGGCGGTCGAGTCCGGCGGCAATCTGCGGCTAATCGCCCACCGCTGGTACGCGGACCACCGCCGCGCGCCCGAGCTGCTGCGCCTGAACCCCAACCTGCGCGCGCCCTACATCGTGCCGGCCGGCGAAGTGCTCAATGCCTACGCGCGCTGACATCCGCCTGAGCATCGGCGGCCAGGCCCACGAAACCTGGGACGGCTGGTCGGTGGAAAGCGACTTGCTCACCCCGGCCGATGCCTTCGAGCTGGAACTGTTCACCCGCGACCGCGTCAGCCTGCCCGCGCAGCTTCAGGAGGGTTCGCCCTGCGAGCTGAGTCTCGCGGGCGACCGAGTGCTGACCGGCCAGGTCGACGAAATCGAGCACGATATCGCCCGCCAGGGCACCGCCATCCGCATCACCGGCCGCGACCTGGCCGCGCCCCTGGTCGATTGCGCCACACCCTTCGTCGCCATGCGCGAGGCCGGCCTGGCCGAGATCGTCGCGAACGTCCTGCGCCCGCTGGGCATCACCCAGGTCGACATCCGCGCGGCCGCCATCGCCCAGCGTCGGCGGGTGCAGATCGAACCTGGGCAGAGCGCCTGGGAAGCGCTCCTGCAGGTGGCCACCGCCAATGGCCTCTGGCCCTGGATGACCCCGACCGGGGTCCTGGTCGTCGGCGGGCCGGACTACAGCAGCGCCCCAGTCGACCGCCTGGTGTTGCGTCACGACGGGCGCGGCAACAACGTCCAGCGCCTGTCCGTACGCCGCTCCATCGCCAACCGCTACAGCCAGGTCACCGTGCTCGGCCAGCATGGCCAGTACGACAACGACGGCTGGGACACCAGCCGCTCGCACATCATCAGCACCGTGCAAGACCAGGCGTTGACCCGGCGCGGCATCTTCCGCCCGCAGGTCATCGTCGACAGCGCCAGCGAAACCCAGGACCTGACCACCCGTCGCGCGCGCAAAGTGCTCGCCGACAGCCGCTTGGAAGGCTTCGAGATCCGCGCCATCGTCGCCGGCCATCGCACCACCAGCGGCCAAGTCTGGGAGCCGGGCCAGCGGGTCCAGGTCTACAGCGAGCCGCATGGCCTGGACGGCACCTACTTCCTCATGTCCCGCACCCTGCGCCTGACGCGCAGCCAGGGCTCCATCACCGAACTGCACCTGCGCGAAGACCACGCCTGGGTCCTGGACGGCAACCCCCGCAAGAAGGGGCGCAAGCGCAAGGGTGACGCCGACGCCGAGTTCATCGCCCGAGTCCGGAGCTATTGATGACCACTCTGCCGAGGCTCGTCCGCGAACAGATCAACCGCGCGCTACGCAATGTGCGCCTGGCCCTGCGTGGCGTCCTACGTCGCTCCAACACCGCCTGGCCGAACATCGGCCTGGAGGTCGAGGGCCTGGCCGGCGAGCAGGTGGCCACCGAACTCGTCCAGCACTACGGCTTCACTTCGGCGCCGCTGCCGGGTGCGGAAATGATCGTCCTACCCATCGGCGGGCGTACCAATCACAGCGTCGTCGTGGCCACCGAGGACGGCCGCTACCGCGTCCAGGTCGTCGACGGCGAGGTCTGCCTGTACACCGACGAAGGCGACTACATCCACATGAAGCGCGGCCGCCTGATCGAGGTCAACACTGTGGACCTGCTGATCAACGCGGCCAACTCCGTGGAGATCAACACCACCGACTACCGCCTGAACGCCAGCGCCAGCGCCCGTACCACCACCGAACTCTACGATCTGGCCGCAAGCGCCTCGGTGACCACTACCACCCAGGTCAGCCTGCTGACCGCCCAGGCCAGCGCCTCGGTCGTCACGCCGGCACTCACGGCCTCCGTCGCCGCCGGGGTCGTGGTCACCGCGCCCCTGGTCGAAGTCACCGCCGCCACGCGCCTCGGCCTGACTGCCCCGGCCATGGCCCTGACCGCTCCGCTGGGCTTCCAATTGGATTCCCCGATTACAACCATCAAGGCCGACATGTGGTACGCGTTGGACACGCCGCTCAACTACCAGAACCCGAAAATGCAGCAGAAACCTACGCCGTCCCCGCCCAATCCCGCCGCTACCAAACCCTGACGCAAACATTCGCCGAGGCGAATCAGCCGCGCGCGCGCAACGCCGCAGGATTGCGGCCATGGATGCCGCCCTCGACCCCACGACCCAAGACCTCACTGGCCAGCGTACCGACACGCTGGCCAACGCGGTCTACCTACGCCTCGGCATCCCCCTGGGGAGCTGGTGGGCCGACCCCAGTCTCGGTTCGCGCCTGCACGAGCTGGCGCGCAGCAAGGATCGGCCACGAGTCGGCGTACTCGCCCAGCAGTACGCCGAAGACGCCCTGGCGACGCTGACCGCCGAGGGCCGCGCCCAGTCCATCACCGTTAGCCGCGAACAACGCGACGATGGTCGCCTACTGCTGCACATCGAAGTGCTCGAAGCCGGCGGCCGACTGACCACCTTTCAGTACCCCGTGCGAGTCAGCTAATGCCGTTCACTGTCCCGAGCTACGACGCGATCCGCAACGCCATCCTGCGCGACATCCGCAACCAACTGCCCGATGCCGCCGTCGGCAGCGACAGCGACAACTTCGTCCGCGCGGCTGGAGTAGGCGCCGCTATCGAAGGCGTCTACCAGCACCAGGCCTGGCTCTACCGGCAAATCTGGCCGGACACCGCCGACCCGGACGAGCTGGAGCACCATGCCGCCAACCGTGGGCTCAAGCTCAAGCCTGCCGTTGCCGCCGTCGGCAGTGTGACTCTGACCGGCACCAAGGGCCTTTGGCTCGCACCAGGCCAGGCCCTGCGCCACAACGCCAGCGGCGCCGGCCTGGTCACCACCGCCAGCGTCACCCTGGGCGATGGCCCGACCGCCGTTAGCGTGGTCGCCCTGGAGTCTGGCGCGGCCGCCAACGGCCTGCAGGGCGCGGGCACCCTGACCAGCCCGCCACTGGGCGTCGACAGCGGCGCCCGCCTGGCGACACTGACGGGCGGGGTCGATGCCGAGACCCACGCCGAGCTGCTAGCCCGGCTGCTCGACCTCATGCAACACCCGCCTGCAGGTGGCACCGTCCACGACTACCGTCGCTGGGCGCTCGCCGTACCCGGCGTCACCCTGGTTATCGTGCTGCCACGTCGGCGGGGCGTTGGCACCGTCGACCTGGTCATTACCTCGGCCGATGGTCTGCCGAGCGAAGACACCCTGGACGCCGTGCGCAATCACCTAGATAACGTCGGTCCCGTGGGCGCCGACTGGCAGGTCCATGCGCCGCAACTGCTCAACGTCGACCTGCGCGCGCAGGTTCGCCTCGCCAGCGGCTACACCCTCGACGACGTGCGCGGGCGTGCCCGCGTCGAAATGGCCGCGCTGTTCGGCCGGCTACTGCCGGGCGATACCTTCTACCGCTCGCAGGCCGAGGCCGTGCTGTCCAACCTGGCCGGCGTACTTGACCGCCGGCTGCTCATCCCGCAAGCGGATGTCGCCGGCCCGGCCGGCAGCGTTACCTGGGTGCGCCTGGGCACGTTCGCCCTGGAGGCGATGCCGTGACCATCGCCGAGCTGCTGCGCCAACTGTTGCCGCCCGTTGCCTACGACCCGAATGGCCGCCATGTCGGTGCCGTGATCGATGCCGAAGCCCAGCAGATCGAGGCCGCCATCGGCAGCTCCGCAGCCGTGCTGATGGCCCTGCACCCTGAAACCGGCTACGCCCTGGACGACTGGGAGCGCGTCCTCAGCCTGCCCGAACCCTGCACCGCCAACCTGGCACTGACCCGCGCCCAGCGCGTCGCCGCCGTGCTGGCCAAGCTGGCCGGCGTCCAGGGCCAACGGCTGCAGGACTACATCGACCTGGCCACCGCGCTGGGCTACCCCGGCGCCACCGTCGACAAGTTCCATGCCCGCCGCTACGGCCGGGCGCGCCACGGCGAACGCTACGGCGGCGACGCCTGGAACTGCGTGTTCCGCCTCAACCTGCCGGCCTTGCAAGTGAGCGTGCGCCGCCATGGCCTCGCGGCCATGGGCGAGCGTTATCGAACCTGGGGCGACCAGGTCCTGGAATGTGCCGTGAACCAACGCCGGCCCGCGCATACGGTGGCGTTGTTCCGCTACGGCGACCCCTGCCTGCGCACCCTTGAGACCAACGAAGAACGATTGACTGAAAGCGGCGAGCGCCGCGCCCTGGAGAGGATGACATGGGACTATCAATAGGGCAGATGCCGCGCGCCCGGCCACTGGAAGACGATGACCTCTTCGAAGTGGTTCAGGACGGCATCAACCGCTGCTTCACCGGACAGCAGCTGCGCCAGCTCATCCAAACCGGGCAGCGCGTCAGGACCGTCGCCGGGGTGACCCCTGATGTATCGGGGGATGTACCCCTGACCGCGGCCGACCTAGGCCTGGCCGGAGCGGTCAAGAAAGTAGCCGGCAAAGCGCCGGATGCTGCTGGCAACGTGCCTCTGACCGCCGCCGACCTGGGGCTGAAAGGCATGGTCGCCAAGGTGGCCGGCAAGGCGCCGGATGCGACCGGCAACGTACCCCTGACCGCTGCCGACCTGGGTCTGGCCGGAGCGGTCAAGAAAGTAGCCGGCAAAGCGCCGGATGCTGCCGGCAACGTGCCTCTGACTGCCGCCGACCTGGGGCTGAAAGGCATGGTCGCCAAGGTGGCCGGCAAGGCGCCGGATGCGACCGGCAACGTACCCCTGACCGCTGCCGACCTGGGCCTGGCCGGAGCGGTCAAGAAAGTAGCCGGCAAAGCGCCGGATGCTGCCGGCAACGTGCCTCTGACCGCCGCTGACCTGGGGCTGAAAGGCACGGTCGCCAAGGTGGCCGGCAAGGCGCCGGATGCGACCGGCAACGTACCCCTGACCGCTGCCGACCTGGGCTTGGGAAGTACGGTCGAAGGCCCCTGGATCGAGCCGGACATGCTGACGGCAAGCTTCACCCCCGGTGGCCGCGATGGCTGGACAATGCCTGGCGCGATTGGGCATGAGCGCCGCGTGCGATTTCGCCAGGTAGGCCAGCGCATCTACGTCGACGGCTGCGTCTATTGCAAGGGCGGGACACCTTCCGGGGTCGGGATCTTCAGCCTGACGGAAACGTTCGCCCCGCAGTGGAGCCGCCGGCTGAGCGCCATCTACAAAGCATACTCTTCCACCTATTCACGCCCGGTACCCATCGAGATACGTCGGGTCAATGGCTACGTGCTGCTAGGCGACTCGATTCCAGAGCAAGGCACTCTGTTTCTGAGTTGTTCCTTCGACCTCGACTGACCAGGAGCCCCAATGGACTACCCCCATTCCGAACCCGGCGTCAGCCTGACGCCGGATGGCCGCTTCACCGACGGCGACCCCGCCGCCGGCATCCCCGCCAGCCGAGATCCTGCGAGCTGGGCCAACGGCGTCACCACCGAACTGCTCAACGTCATCCGGGCCGGCGGGCTCCAGCCAGACGAGTTCCAGCACAACCAACTGCTGGTAGCCATGCGCGAGCTGATCGCCACTGGAGCCATGAATGCCGTCGTCGTGCGGCCGCCGTCAATCAGTGCCAGCACCCAGGCCCCTGTGGGCCATGAGGCCCCGGTGAAACTGCAGGGCAAGTCGCTGCTTCTGGACACCCGAATCACCGGATTTCGCTACCGCCTCGACAAGGGCAGCGAGCTGGAGGCGGCAGCAAATGCCAGCGGCGCCAGCGAGATAGGTCTCGCCGTACCCGGCCGGGTCGGCGAACAGCGCGTGCTGTCAGTCGTAGCCGTCGATGAGTGGGGCAACCGCTCGCCGGCGACGACTCATGAATTCGTACTCACCGGCCGCAACCTGCCCGACATGACCTATTTCCGTCATACGGTCCCGCAACAGGTTTCGGCCGGCGCCAGCTATGTTGTGACCTTCAGCGGCGCCACCGCAGACACCGGGAACGTGGTCTACCGCATCGACCCACGCACCAGCGGCCTGACCTTCAGCAAGACCAACAACATCCAGGCCAACGAGCAGGTCACCCTCACTGCGCCCTTACTCGTCGGGGAGGATGTCGACCTTAGCTTCGTCGTGGTGGCGGTCGACAACGCCAGCCTGACCAGCAGCACCACCCTCAAGACGCGAGTAAACGCCCGCAAGGTATGGGTATTCCCACAGGCTGGCGCTGGAACCTGGGAAGTGCCGGTGACCGGGCAATACGAGCTGCTCGCCATTGGCGCTGGCGGCGCGGGCGGTACGGCAGTCGTCGTCGGCCAGATCCGCAACCACGGCGGCGGTGGGGGTGCCGGCTACGGCGAGCGGCGCATCGTCCAACTCACCAAGGGGCAGAAAATCGCCTACGAAGTGGGCAAAGGCGGCAGCGCGCCGACCCAGGAAGGCGTAGCCGGCCAGGACGGTGGCGGCACGACGCTCGGCTCAATCAGCGTGCGCGGCGGACAAGGCGGCCGCCCCGGATACAGCGCGGGTGTGGGCAGCGCCGGCAACGGCGGGTCCAACGGCGGCGCGGGCAAGGTCAAGCCGTATCACGACGTCGAGGTCAACGACCGCAACGTCGGCGGCATCGACGGCGCACCAGGCCAGGGCGCCGGCTACTACAGCAAGCTCGACAACAGCCTGAGCCACGGCCGCCCCCTGACCAGCGCCCACACCCTGGTCGCAGGCTACGGCGGCGGCGGCGTTGGTGGGGGCAATGGCGGCGGCGCGGGCGGCCTGGGGTTTGACGTCAGCTATGTGCCGCAGTCAGTGGACTTCTCCAAGGGCGCAGACGGCTACGCACGTATCAAGTGGCTGAGCGCCTAGCACGATAGAAAGGGGGCGCCGGGCAGCGGTGCGGACACACCACCGCCCGGCACCATTCGCAGTCCAAGCCTGCAAACAGCCAAGGCCCCCCGCTCTCGCGAGAGCCGGGGCAGCCTATCAGAGAGACGGCTTTGCAGACACTCCGAGACATCCGTTGTGGCGCCTGCCGGCGCCTTCTGGCCCGAGTAGGCGGGCTGTACGACCTACAGATCAAGTGCCCGCGTTGCGGCACTGTGAATCAAATGAAAGCCGAGAGCTTCCCAGCCGACCGCCCGGAGCGGCCAAAACAAGGCTGTGGACATGACCACTATCATTAATACCCTGTACCGAGGCGACTCACTTCAAATCCTGGCCGGCCTCGAGGCCGCCAGCTTCGACGCGCTCATAACCGACCCGCCATACTCCAGCGGTGGACTACATATCGGGGCGCGCCAACGCCCCGCCTCGGAGAAGTACCCCCAAGGCGGCCAGAAACTCGTCTACCACGAGTTCGAAGGAGAAAACCGCGACCAACGCTCGCAGGGCTACTGGATGACGCTGTGGCTATCCGAGTGCTACCGACTACTCCGCGACGGCGCACCAGTTTGCCTGTTCAGTGACTGGCGCCAGCTACCGCTGACCACCGACGTCCTGCAGGCAGCCGGCTTCACCTGGCGAGGGGTGCTCCCCTGGGACAAGACCGAGGGTGTCCGGCCCCAGCTCGGGCGCTTCCGCAACCAGGCCGAATACATTGTCTGGGGCAGCAAGGGCAACATGCCCAGCACACGAGCGGTCCCCGTGCTGCCAGGCGTCATCCGCGAGCCGATCCGCCGCGCCGACAAGCACCACATGACGGGAAAGCCAACCGAGGTCATGCGCCAGTTGGTGCGAATCTGCGAGCCAGGCGGCCGCATCCTGGACCCGTTCGCGGGCTCAGGTACTACCCTGGTCGCCGCCGAGCTGGAGGGATACGCCTGGACCGGCTGCGAGCTGACCGAGGACTACTACCAGGTCGCCGCCGGCCGACTCCGCGCCCTGAACTCGCAATTCACATCCCACGTGTAGGCCCACGGTGCCAAATCCCGCGTAAATCAATGCCAAATCCATCGCGCGCTTACACCTGGCATCCACGAAGTGAGGCTTGCCCTCCAAGTGGTGGGGCGGCAAACCCGCCCCGTCAGGAGGCCGAGCGGAATCGTTGCGGAGGGGGACGAGTGGCAGGATGCCGCGAGAGCCGCCTCGGTCCACGAAGGACCGTGGCGGCGTGCCGCCGGGAGCAACGATGCAGCGAGGGCACCCCAGCCGAGAAGCGGCTGGGGCCGGATGCCGGGGCGAGTCTTTTGGTTCCTTTTGGACGCTTGCAAAAGGAACTCGCCTGGGAAGGCGAAACAAGAGGCCAAGGCAGGCACAGAAAATAGCTTGACCACCAAACATGACGCCCGCTCAAGCGCTAAGCAACAGCGCCCCCCTCACTGCCGTGTAGCTAAGAAATCGCGAGCGATATAGTCCCGTAGGGCGAATACCGCCATAGGCGGTATCCGCCGATGCACTGGAGAGCCGGCGGATAACCGCAAGCGGTCATTCGCCCTACGGATCGGGCTCCTGGCATGCCCTCCGAGTGGCAGGGCGAGTCTTTTGGACGCTTGCAGAAGGAGCTCGCCTGGAAAGGCGAAACAAGAGGCCAAGGCAAGCACGACAAGCAGCTTGAGCAGCAAACATGAAGCCCGCTCGAACGTCCCGTAGGGCGAATACCGCCACAGGCGGTATCCGCCGATGCCCTGGAGAGCCGGCGGATAACCGCAAGCGGTTATTCGCCCTACGGATCGGGCTCCTGGCATGCCCTCCGAGTGGCAGGGCGAGTCTTGTGGGCGCTTGCAAAAGGAACTCGCCTGCAAAGGCGAAACAAGAGGCCAGGGCAAGCAGGACAAGCAGCTTGACCGGCAAACATGAAGCCCGCTCAAGCGCTAAGCAGCAGCTTGCCCCTTACTGCCGTGCAGGCAGCGACGGGAGTTGGGGGCCAGTGCACGCATTCACGGCCCTCCAGGCAGTCCCCGGGCACCTGTGCCGAAACGCCACCTTCGTGCCCTGAGTCATGGGGCAAGTCGCTACCCCTCAGTACCCATCCGCCACCGGCGCCAGGTAGAGCCCGCCCGCACCGAGGGTAATGCGCAGGTTGCGGATCTCCCCGGCGCGCAGGGTCAGGGTCTGTCCGGCGAGGATGGTCATGCCGTTCCGGCAGGCGTCGCCAGGACCGTTCGGCGCAAGACGCACGTCCACCGCGCCGGGTTGCAGGTTCAGGGCCAGGCTGGCGCCCGGTTGCAGGTTGCCGACCAGTTCGTCGTGGACGTACAGGCCGATATCGCAGGCAGTGCCGGACTCGACCCGCTCGCGGGAAACGTTCAGCACCGCATAGCCGATCGGCGCCGGGTCGGGTTGCGCCCAGCCGCCGCTGGCCGGTTGCGGGTCCGCGGCGAGCGCCGGGAGGGCGCAGGCCAGGGCAGCGGTATGGAGCAGCGGGCGAAGGATGGGGAACAT